AAGAAGTTATATAAGAGTATTAGAAAAATATAACTAAAATAGTATATAGAGATAACAGATATATAGAAATACATAGTAAAGGGAGAAGATATGTATGAGTAACAGTATAATAGATGATATTTCCAAGTATTATAAGATGAAGAAAGCCAGTGAAGCTATCCCTAAAATACAGAGTCCAGATTATGTGGAAGTAGATCTGAATAAAATAATAGGTAAAGAATACGAACCGTTTTGGTATAGTAGAGAACGTTATAGAGTAGTAAAAGGATCCAGAGGATCGAAGAAAAGTAAAGTAACAGCATTATTCTATATTAGTATGATGGAAAAATATGATATGGCTAATTTAGTTGTAATAAGAAAACATCTTAATACACATAGAACATCAACTAGAAATGATTTAATATGGGCAATACATAGATTAGGATTAGATAATAATTGGTATTATAGTAAATCAGATAATGGAGATCTAACCATTACTAGATTAGGAACTAATCAGAAGATATTCTTTAGGGGATTTGATGATCCATTAAATATTACATCATTTAGTGTTGCTCATGGTGTATTATGTTGGGCTTGGTTTGAGGAAGCATTCCAGATTGAATCAGAAGAAGATTTTGATAAAGTAGATAAATCTATTCGTGGTAAAATGCCAGATGGAAGTGAATTAGAAGATCATGGGTTATGGAAACAAATAACATTTACATTTAATGCTTGGTCAGATAAATGGTGGGGAAAAAGAAGATTCTTTGATAAATGTCCAGATGTTAATATAACAGAGGATATGTTAGATGATTATAATAATGGAAAACGAAAGCGAATAAATAGATTTTCATGTAATAAAAAAGAAAATATATTCGTAGGAACAACAATATATGCAGCAAATGAATTCCTAGATAAAGATGATATAGATGTATTTAATTTAACAAGAGTTAATAATCCAATAGCATTTAACATAGAAGGTTTAGGTAACTGGGGAATAAGTGAAGGATTGATATTTAGAAATTGGACAGTAATGGATTTCGATTATAAACAAATAATAAAGAAATCAATCAATATAAATGGTAAGACAGATCTGAAAATGAGATTTGGTTTAGACTTCGGATATAGTAATGACGTAGCAGCATTGATAGCCTGTATAGTAGATGAAAAGAATATGCGTATATGGATATTTGATGAATTCTATAAAGTAGGACAAACTAATATGATGTTAGCTGATATGATAAGATATAAAGGATATAATAAAGAAGTTATTAGATGTGATAGTGCAGAACCGAAGAGTATAGATGAGTTAAAATACTATGGAATAAATAGAGCAGTAGCTTCATTAAAAGGTAAAGATAGTATTAGACAAGGTATTAGTAGATTACAGGATTATAAAATAATAGTTCATAGTAGATGTCAAAATGCTATAATAGAGTTTAATAATTATGTGTGGAAAAAAGATAAGGATACAGATAAATTATTAAATGAACCAATAGATGAATATAACCACTTAATGGATGCGTTAAGATATGCTACTGAAGGAGTAAGAGTAAGAACATTTAGATTCTAGGAGGTCTAATATGAATAAAGAAGAAAGAGATCGTGAAAAGGAACTTAAATATCTTATATATTTAAAATCCGAGTTATTAAAACAAACTAAAAAAGAAATACAAGCTTGCCGGAAAGAGTTAGATCAATTGGGTAATAATAAAACATATATGAAAAGAAAGAAGAGATAATATGAAAGCATATATCAAAAAAGAAAAGTTTGAAGAATTCAAAGATAAGTATTTAGATTATGGTTTTACATTAGCCATCAATCCTAGTAAAGGATGGGTAAAAGAAATAGATCCTATGGGATTATGGGTAGTAGTAATGAAAAGAACAAGAGAAGTTAAATTATTAACACCAATGGGTGGTAGTCCATTTATGGAAGCACATAAAGATAAATATCAGGATCTATTTGATGATGGATTCGTAGAATATGAGAAAGGAAGGTGGGATTAAGATGTTTAAGAAGATTAAAAATTGGTTATCATCAAATAAGCTAGAAGTATTAGAAGTATATAGTATGACAATAACAGCATTATTAGTAGTAGTCGTATTATGGGCAATAATATTTACAGCAATATCTAATGATTTAGTTGGAGTGGTAGATAGTAAAAATACAGAAATAATGGAAAAGAATGGAACAATAGAAGAACTAACTAGACAAAAACTATTAGCTGAAATGAAAGCTGATGAAATAATACAACAATATGAAGATGTTATTCCTAAACAACAATACATTGATGATATTGAATATTTAGAATCAGTAATATTAGAATTAAGAACTCAATGTGAACAAGAGTGCAGTAAATGTGATTAAACATATAATAATTAAAGAGATGTTGAAGGAGGAATAGATATGCCAGTAAGAAACAAAAAAAGTTCATTAAATAATAACTTGGGTGGTAATCAAATAGTATACATTGATGAACAAAATGAAGCAACAGCTAATATAGAAACCTATAACGTTAGTGCTAATGAAATGGATGTAGATAAATTAGTAGCTAAAGTATATGATGAATTTAATAACAGCGATGATCGTAAGTTAATGTTAGATGGTATACGTTATTATGATAATGATTCTAAAATAGATGAAAAGAAAAGATATGATCATTGTGGAACAGATGGTAAAGAAAATAGTAAATTATCAAATGCTAAAGTACATAAAAACTTTATGAGAAAGCTAACTAGACAAAAAGTAAATACTTTACTAGGTAAGCCATATAGTATCCAAACGGATAATGATGCATATAAAGAAATATTAGAAGGTGAATATTTTACTAAATATATGTATAGATTAGTTTTCAATACAGCAAAGGAAGCTATAAAAGAAGGTATTAACTGGTTAAATGCATATTACGATGAAAATGGTACATTACAATTTAGACGTGTTCCAGGCCATCAAGTAAAAGCTTTCTGGGCAGATAGAGAGCATACTAAAATAGATCAGCTAATACATTATTATGATATCCAAGTATATAGTGGAGAAGAAAGTAAAACTACCACATATGCCGATTATTATAGTCAAAATGGTGTAATACATTATGTTAAAGAAGATAAAGGATTTGTTAGAGATAAGAGTAGACCTAAAGAAGAAGGTAACTTCGAATTGATGATACCTCAAACAGAAGATATCAAAAATGATAAAGGAGAAGTAATAGAAACTACTTATAAATTAGATGAAGATGGTAGAATTATATTTGAACCTCAACAAATGGTATGGGATAGGATCCCTTGGATACCATTAAAGTATAATGAGGAAGAAAAATCATTATTAAAGTATATTAGATCTTATCAAGATACATATGAATCATTGATATCAACAATGGTAGATATAGTACAAGATATTCCAAACGCTATAAAATATTTCAAAGGTTATGGTGGAGCAAGTCTAGAAGAATTAACAACTAATATAGCACAATACAGAGCTATCTTAATAGATGGAGATGGAGATGTAGGAACATTAGATACAGAATTTAATGGTACAACATTTGGAGATTTATTAGATAGAATTAGAAAAGATGCATATGAAGATGGTGCTGGAGTAGATATGCAAAATGATAACACTGGTGATAAGAGTGGAGTTGGATTAAAATTCTTATATAGCGATCTAGATTTAGACCTAGAAGAATTAGAACATGAAATGGATGTATTCTTTGAATGGTTATTATGGTTTATAGATTTTGATATAAATATGAAACATCATCAAGATTATACAGAAGAAGAAGTAACATTCCAATTCAATAAAACAACAATAATAGATGAGAGCGAGTTAATAGATATGATCAATAAATCAAGAGATATGATCCCAGATTCATTATTATTAACTAGACATCCATTTGTAGAAGATGTTAGTGAAGTAGAAGAAGAAATGGCTAAACAAGAAGCTGAAGAACAAAAGAAATTGGAAGAGCAGATGAAATTATTTGGAAATCAACCAATTGTCCCTCAAGACCCTTCAAAAGAAAGTCAGGCAACAGCAAAAAATGGTGGTAATAAACAATCAACCGTAAAAAATAGCAATGAAAGTCAGGCAAACGTAGGGTCAAAAAAGGATGAAAAGAAGGATAAAAAAGCAAAGAATAATACTAATAGTTAGGAGGAGTTTAAATGAATTCAGAAAAAATAAAAGAATTATTAAAACAGAGTTCTGATTATTGGGAAAGAAGATCATTATCAACAGCATTAAATGCTATAGAAAATGAAGAAGATTATTTAAGACGATTAAAAGGTATATACGACAGAGCTAATCAAGATATACAAGATAAATTAGCTGTTGTATATACTAGATATGCTAAAAATAATAATATATCATTAACTGAAGCTTATTCACAGTTACCAAGAGATATGGAAACTAAATATAAAGCTGATGTTGAAGAATATGTTAGATTAGCTACTGAACATCAAGGGGATCCAAAGTGGAAACAATATTTACTTAATCAATCTTTAATGCATAAACATTCAGTATTAAATCAATTACAAACAGAATATAGAAAAGTTGTATATGATATTGATATGGAGCAAACAGGTGGTAAGTTTTTAGAAAAGATATATACTAATACAGATTATTATAATCAATACTTAAATGGTAATGATGAACAATTTGCAAAAGTAGATAAAGATAGAATTCAAAGATTACTAGCTGAAGATTGGTCAGGTGGTGGAGGTTTTAGTGAAAAGATTTGGGGAAATAAAGAAAAGTTAATAAAAGCATTAGATGAAACAGTAATAAAAGGATTTGCTACTGGACAAAGTTATGATAGTTTAGCAAAAGAGTTAGCGAAGAAAATGGATACATCATATAGTAATGCTCAAAGACTAATAATGACTGAATCAGCAAGAATGGATAATCAAGCATTATTAGATAGATATAAAGAAATGGGAGCTACTAAATTAGAATTTGTTGCTACATTAGATATGAAAACATCTGAAATATGTAGAGCAATGGATGGAACAATTATAGAAATAGATAACGCTAAAATAGGATTAAATGTTCCACCACTTCATCCATATTGTAGATCAGTAATAGCTCCAGTAATAGAAGATGATGAAGGATCAGAAACAAGAATGTATAGAGATCCAGAAACAGGAAAAAGCAAAAAGGGTAAATTAAAAACATATAAAGATTATTTAGAAAAAGTATTAGGAGATAAAAAAGCAGCAGAAGCATTAGCAAGTAAACAAAATGACTTATTATCATTAGTAAACGCAGTATCAGCAACACCAGCCACAGTAACAAGTAATGCAGTAGATATTCAACCAGCAAATGATTTAATAAATAGAAACAGAGAAGATTATGAAGAATTTAGACAAAAGAATAATTTTACAGATGGAATGGAAAAACAAGTAGAAAAAGAATTAGAAGATTTAATAGAAGAAAGTGATATAGCTACAAGAACGTCAATGGATGGATTAGAATCAATATTAGAAGATGGTAGAATAAAATCGCAATTTGAAGATGTAAAGAGTTCAACATATATAACTAAAGAACAAAGAGCAGAAGTAGAGAAAACATTATTTGGTTATAATAATAACTTAAATCCAAAGTTAAGACCTATATACGGTTATTTAACTAATAAGAAGTTTGATATTAGTTCTAAAAATGGTGCTATTCAATATGGTAACGTTTCTATAGTATTAAAAAAGAAAAATGTATTTAATAGAACAACATATACAATAGGAGATAGTTTAGATGGATCTAGATGGGATTTTAAAGTACCAACATTGCTTTCTCAACCAAATATTAGATCAATGGCTGCTCATAGAAGCTTGACAGATTCTTATGGTAAGTATACTGGTAAATTAGGATCATTAGATGAAGTAACAAATAATGTACCATATGTAGAAGCTCAAATACATGGAGGAGTAAGTGTAAAAGATATAGATAAAGTTTATATCTATACGTATATAGATACATGGAGTGGAAGAAAATCATTTAATATAGATCCAATTAAATTAAGAAAACTAGAATCAGCATTAAAGAAAAATAATATTCCATATGAGGTGATAAGATGATAATAATAGGTCAATACAAAAATTGCTATTTAGTAAAAACTAATAGTAATGATGATAAATGCTATTTAGTAGATATGAATTTGAATGCATCATTAGGATATGATTATCCTGAAAAGTTTATGAGATATTATAGATTTGAGGATTATAAATCAGATAAATATACAATTAAACTTCTTAAAAAATTAAGAAAAATACTAAAATAGATAAGAACATATAATAATAAAGAATAAATGAAAACCGAATTTGTTCGTGGACGAAACCACGGAAAAAAGCGGAATAATGAAGGAGGAGAGTCATTTATGAAAGATAAGTTAGTGAAATTAGGACTAACAGATGAATTAGCTCAAAAGGTTGTAGACCATTTTGGTGATGTTATTGATGGAGAATATGTTCCAAAAACAAGATTCAATGAAGTTAATAACGAATTAAATACAGCCAAGGAAACTATTAAGGAAAGAGATAAACAAATCGAATCATTAGGAAAAGATTCAGATGATATTGAAGCCTTAAAGAAAGAAAAAGAAGATTTGATTAAAGCTAATAAAGAAGCAGCTAAAGAAGCTGAAAAGAAATTAGCAGCAGAAAGAAAATCAAATGCTATTAAATTAGAGCTAATTGATAAAGTCCATAATGCAGATGTTACAATGAATTTATTAAATATGGATAATATTGTAATGGATGATAATGGCAAGGTTAAATCAGGTTTAAAAGAGCAATTAGATGATCTTCGAAAATCAGATAGTTATTTATTTAAAGCTGATGACAGTAATAAAGGTGGTAATCAAAATAATAACGCTGAGCCATTCGTTAAAGGAGCAACACCAAAAGATGGTGAAGGATCTCCACAAACTAATCTTTCTAAAGCAGAACAATTTGCTAAAGGATTAGCAACAGCTCATAATAGTGCTGTTAAGAATTCGGCAGAGAGTATTTATTTTGGTGAATAATTTAGATAAGGAGGAATAGAAATGAAAGTTGTTCAAACTGAGTATGGTACAAGTATTGATATTTTATTTAATTTAGACCCATATACAGCTAGACCTATTATGGTAAGTGATGAAGGTGTTGCTGCAGTTAACGGTAAGAAAATTGTTAAAGCAGGTTCATTGCTAACTAAAGAAGGTAAGGTAGCTAACGATAAAACAGTTAGATATGTTTTACTAAAAGATATTGACGTAACTAATGGTAAAGCAGCAGGTGCTGGAGTTTATCGTGGTACATTAGATAAGAAAAAGATTGAGAAAAATACAGGAGTTACTATTTCAGAAGATGCTATGTTAGCATTAAAAGGAATAATCTTTATGACAGAAGATAATTTAGATTATTTCGCTGATGTTAAAGCAGCACCTGGTGCTTAATTAAAATAATAAATTATGAATAGGAGGAATTTTAGATGAATAATGTTATGGATTTAGTTAGTGCAAAAGCATTAACAACATATTGGCAAGAAACAGTAAGTAATCGTATTCCTTACCTAGGTGAAAGTTTATTCCCAGCTAAAAAGAAAATGGGATTAGACCTAACTTGGATCAAAGGTTATAAAGGATTACCTATTGCATTGAAACCAAGTCATTTTGATACTAAAGCAACAGTTCGTGATAGAATTGGTGTTAAAAAGATTGAAACAGAAATGCCTTTCTTCCGTGAGGCAATGACTATTAAAGAAAGAGATCGTCAAGAATTATTAAGATTTAGAGAAAATGATTCACAAAATCTTTATAGTACTATAATTAGTGAAATATTTGATGATGGAGCTCAACTTATCGAAGGTGCTTTAATCCAAGGTGAAAGAATGAGAATGCAATTATTAGTTACAGGAGGTATTTCAATTGTAGCTAACAATGTTGATTATACTTATAATTATGATGTTGATGGAGAATGGACAAGAAATAACTATAAAGCATTAAGCGGAACTAGTGCTTGGACAGATACTGAAAAAAGTACTCCATTAGAAGATTTACGTGCTATGCAACAAAAAATTGTTGATCTTACTGGTGTTAAACCAACAAGAGCAATCATGACACAAAAAACTTGGAATTATCTATTAAATAATAAATCAATTAGAATTGCATTAAACCCATCAGCAAATGGACTTAATTTAGTAAGAGATGCTGAATTAAAATCATTATTAGTTTCTGAACTAGGATTAAATGTTGCTTTATATGATAAGAAATTCATGGATGAGAATAAGGTAGCTCGTAACTTCTATCCAGACAATTATGTAACATTATTACCTTCAAATACAGTTGGTAATACATATTACGGAACAACTCCAGAAGAAGCAGATTTACAATCAGCTAACTTCAATGGTGAATGTTCAATAGTTGAAACTGGAGTAGCAGTTACTACTATAAATATTCCACATCCAGTAAATAAAGAAACAATCGTTTCTGAAATCGTATTACCTTCATTCGAAAGAATGAATGAAGTAGCAACAATCAAAGTTGCAGCTTAATCCAAAGGAAGGTTGCAAAAAACCTTCCTTATTTTATTATAAAAAGGAGGAGAGATTATGAAATTTGCATTTCCAGTAAAACATAATGGTGTTGATTACGAACCAGGTCAAGAAGTACCTATCGGAGTTGAACCAGTTAAGGAAAACGCATTAAATGATATGTCAGTAGCTGAAATTAGAAAAGAGCTTATTGAAAAGTATGGAGTAGAAAAATTCCCATCAAATAAAAAAGCTGATCTTATAGCTTTATTAGAAGAAAAACGTAATGAATCTAATGAAGATGAAGAGGATGAAGATGAATCAGATAATTCTTCTGATGATAATAATTCTTCTGATAATGATAATTTAGAAGAAGACGAAACTTCTAATGAAGATGAAAACGAAGATGAGGAAGATGGAGAAGATCTATTAAATACAATAATAAATGAAGATTAGCGATAGGAGGTGCTAATATGAAGGTTATAGAAATATTTGACTTTAAACTTAAAAAGCTAATAGGCGAAGATAAGTTTAAAAAAATTGATGATGAAGAAAAAGAATACATATTAGCATACGCTAAAAGTAAAATAATGGCATATTGTCATAGACAGGATATCCCAAAAGAGGCATATTACGTTTGGGCAGATATAGCCATAGAATTATTAAAAAATATTGATAAACCTTTATTTGAAGTAGATACAACCTCTGAAGAAGAATTAGCTAAACGTATTACAAGTGTAAGAGCTGGTGATACAACAATAGCAATAGATGCTGGATCAGGATCTGATGAAATAGATACAGGATATAAAAATAATGTATCTGATGATGCTATAATAACAAGCTTTGCGAAGCAGTTACAAGCATTTAGAAAGATACCTTCTGGTTGTGGGGTAGATTTACATGGCATTTAATATTAGACCATTTGGCAAAGTATTAAATAATTTAATGTATGGAGATAAATGCAAAATAGAAAGATTAGGAGCATCAGAAGATGAATATGGTGCTACTGATCCTAATTCAAGATCTATCATATATAATGAAATAAAATGTAAATTTAGTTTTATAGCAGTAGATAATCCTAGTGATTCTAATGAAGTTTATGTTCCAGTATTAAAAGAGGTTAGAGTATTTTTAGATTTAGATTATGATATCAAATCAGGTGATCTAATCTCAGGTGATAGAACAGATCCTGAAAGTGGAGTAAGCCAACACATAGAAGGTATTTGTGGAGAACCAAATAGATTTGATTATCATCAAGAAATTCCTATCATAATAGATAAGGAAAGCTAAAATGGCTAATGTAAGTATCAATGTAAAGAATTTAAAAGATTATCAATTAAAAGTATTAAAAGCTCATAACGAATTAAGGAATTTTGAAGAAAGATTTCTTAATACATTAGCGTTAATGGTAATGACAAGAGCAATGAAAAATACTCCTGTAAGAACTGGTAGATTAAGAAGATCTTATAAAGTTACAAAGGTGGAAACAAAAGGAAATGATCTTACAATTACCATTTACAATGATGCTAGGGATAATGGAGCTGATGAAAGTTATGCTTCATACGTAGAATATGGACATTTTACTAGAGGTAGAGTAAGCTACGTTAATGGAGTAAGAATGTTAACAATGGCTACAGATGAAGTTAAAGCTGAAATGTATAGAGTTTGGAATAGATTATTTAATGAATGGACGAAGGAGATGGGATTATGAATATAGAAATAACAGAAAATATAATTCGTGGATCTATAGTTTATGCTTTAAAAGAAGCCTTCGGAAATAATTATAAATATTATGATGAAGAAATTCCACAAAACTTTGAAAGACCTTCATTTCATGTAAATAGAGTTGATGATAATTCCAGAAAGGGATATACAGGACATCAGTATTCAATTACAGATGATACTTATAGATATGAAATTAAATACTTTACAAATGAAAAGTATAGTAAAATAAAGGATATCAATAATAAAATTGATGAATTAAAGAAAACGTTTAAATACTTAAATATAATCAATATTAAAGATAATAAGATATTTAGTAAACCAAATAGAGTCAATAGTATTGAAATAAATGTTGTCGATGGAGTATTAGTATTTGATATAGTATTTCCTATGAGAACAGTGGAGTATTTAGATATAGATAAAGTAAGAACTAATTACCTAGAAAAACATATAATAATTAAAGAAAAGGAGGATATGTAATATGGCAGGTGGAAGTTTTCAAAGTCAAAATAAGATTAGACCTGGTGCTTACATAAAATTCCAAGGAGTTCCTTCAACAGATAATATTGTTGGATCTCGTGGTGTTGTAACATTTGCAGCTCCTATTGGATGGGGACCTGAAGAAGGTTTAATCAAAATTACTGTTAATGATTTATATTCTAATAACCTAGAAAAAATATTAGGATTTAATGTTTATAATAGTAAGGCTAAAATATTTAAAGCTGCATTAGAAAATGCTCATACATTACTTGTTTATCGTGCAGATAAAGGTGGAGCTAAAGCAACAGTACAAATACCTGTTGGAGAACAAAACATTAAATTAACTGTTACAGCAAAATACGCTGGTACAACAGGAAATTCAATTAGTGTTGGAGTTAAGGAAGCATTTAGTGGTGGATATGCAGTAAACACATATCTAGGATCTACACAAAAAGATTCGCAAATAATTAGAAATCTTAATGAATTAGTGTCAAATGATTTTGTTGATTTTGCTGGAGAAGGTGTTGTATCAAAAACAGCTGTTAATACATTATTAACAGGAGGTACTGATGGAACATTCGATAGTACAGGTTATACAGAATATTTAAGTTTATTAAAAACTACTCAATTTGATACATTAGCTGCTTATAAGTTTGGATCAAGTGAAGTATTTAATGGTCAAAACATTAAAGAATTCATCCAAGAAATGAGAGAGCAAAGAGGTATTAAATGTCAAGCTGTTATTAATAACTACGTAGCTGCTAATTATGAAGGTGTTATTAGTACATATAATCAAGGTGTTAAATATGCTGATGGTACTGAATTAACTGCTGAAGAATTTGTTATATGGGTAGCTGGAGCAACTGCTGGTGCAGATGTAACAGAATCAAATACATATAAAGTAGTAGCAAATGCTGTTGAAACAACAGGTACAGTATTAGAAGATGATATCGAAGGTTTAATTACTAGTGGATATTTAGTAATAAGTAAACGTAGAGATGGAGCAATAGTAGTAGAAAAAGATATAAATACACTAATGAATTTAAGAGATGATGTAACTGATGCTTTCAAAGAAAATAAAGTAATCAGATTATTAGATGCTGTAGCAAATCATATAGCATTAGATTTCGAACAAAATTATGCAGGTAAAGTTTCACAAGATGAAAGTGGTAGAGCTTTATTTAAAGCAAGCATAATTAGTTATCTAACTGAATTACAAAATGCAGGAGCAATCATAAACTTTAATAGTACAACAGATGTAATGGTTGAAGCTGGAGAACAAGTAGATGCTTACTATTCAGAAATATATATTCAACCAACATATAGTGTTGATAAATTGTATATGATTGTTAATGTAAGATAGGAAGGAGGAAGAGTAGATGAAAACATTAAAAGCAAGTGACATTCCTGCTGGTAGTGAAGCCGTTGCATACATAGATATCAATGGTAAAGTTGAAGAATTCTTCTACGCTAAATCTATTGAAGCTTCTGCTGAATTAAATAAATCAGAAGTTAAAGTAATGGGTAAGAGAGGAGTTCAAAACAAAACTACTGGTTGGACAGGAACTGGATCAATGACAATCTATTACGTAACAACTATATTTAGAAACTTACTATTAAGGTATGCTAAAGAAGGTGTTCTTCCTTCATTTAAGTTAGTAATAACTAACGAAGATAAAGGTACTACAATTGGTAAGCAAACAGTTGTTTTATACGATTGTATGATTGATAGTGTTAACCTAGCAAAGTTTGATGTTGATAGTGATGCATTAGATGAAGATATGGATTTCACATTTAGTGATTTTGATATATTAGAATCATTTGTTTCACCTACATATTCAGATTAGCATCAAAACTTAAGCGATAAGAGGAGTTTTGGTGAACGGTAATATAAATTATCAGAATAACTGAAACTCCTTTTATAATAGATAATAATAGGCAAATAGAGAGGAGAAGATATTATGTCATTATTACAAGATTTTTTAGCAGAAAATGCTAACGTTGATAATATTACTGATGAAGTAATTATTAGTCCTAGATTCAAAGATAAGGAAGGTAAGTTATTAAAGTTTAAAATTAGAGCAATGACTGGAGATGAGTTTAGTACTTTTCAAAAGGCAAGTTCTAAAATTGATATGAGTGGAAAGAAAAGAGAAACAAGATTTGATAGTAATAAATATTATACAATGGCTATAGTAAATTGCTGTTTAGATCCAGATTTCAAAAATGCTGAATTCTTAAAGAAAATTGGAGCAATAACTCCAGAACAAGCAATATCAAAAACTTTATTACCAGGTGAAGTAGTTGAATTAGGAACTCAAATAAATACATTATCAGGATTTGATGTAGATATCAATGAAGAAATAGAAAACGCAAAAAACTAATAGCGGGAAACGATGGCGAAACAATGTACGCTTATTTCGCTTTCCATAAGATACATATGAGGCCTTCCGAATTCGCTAGTTTACCAGTGAAAGAGAAGGCCTTAATTATTGCTTTTATAGATGAATATCAAAAGCAAAAGAAAAAGGAACAAGCAAAAATGAAATCGGCATCCCGCAAAAAGAAATAGCGTACAAAAGGAGGTAATAAATATGGCTACCATTAGTTCAGTATTTAAAATGGAAGATAAAGCTTCTAATACATTTATGAAGACAGCAAAGTCTATGGATGATGTTATAGAAAAAGCTGATAAGATAGCCTCATTATCTTCTGGAACAATAGGTGGTAATGTTAGTCCAGCATTACAACAAGCAGTTCAAACATATCAGGAGTTAGAAGCTCAACAAGATCAAGTAAATAATAAAATAGAATTGATGGCTCAAAAAGAAAGAATATTACAAAAAGAGTTAACAGCAGAAAATAATGCTTATACCAAAAATGAAAAAAGAATAAATTCAATTCAAATGCAATTATCAAATGTTGCCGAAGCTAAAGAAAGATTAGTTAAAAAATCAGATCAATTCACCAAAAAGATTGAAGATCAGGCAAATAAGGTTAATAATTTAGCTGAAAATATGAATAATGTAAAAGATGCGGAAAATAATGTTGGTGATGGAATTGATAAATGGACAGCTAAAATGTTAAAATTCAATCAGACAATACAAGCTGCTAAAACTATAATAGCTGGAGTTAAAAAAGTATTGGATATGTCAGATGAATTAACATTAAGCAAAACTAGATTAAATATGATAAATGATGGAATGCAAACAACCGTTGGTTTACAAAATAAGATATATCAAGCAGCTCAAAGATCAAGAGGATCATATGATGATATGTCTAAATCAGTAGCAAAGTTAGGATTACTTGCTGGGGATGCATTTAAGAGCAATGATGAATTAGTAGCATTTAGTGAAATGTTAAATAAATCATTCAAAGTATCAGGAGCTGGTCCACAAGAAATAAGCTCAGCAACATATCAGTTAACACAAGCAATGGCAGCTGGTAAATTACAAGGTGATGAATTCAGATCGATAATGGAAAATGCACCAATGTTAGCAGATGCGATTGCGAAGTATATGGGTAAATCAAAAGGAGAATTGAAAGAATTAAGTTCTGAAGGAGTTATTACAGCAGATATAATTAAGAACGCATTATTCAGTGCATCAGGTGATATAAATGCTAAGTTTGAAGAAATGCCAAAAACATTTGGTGATGCAATGAATAATATTCAGAATACTTCTCAAAGATATTTACAACCAATAGCTGATAGAATTAGTCAAATGCTAAACAGTGAGAAATTTAATGAAATATTAAATAAGATCCTAGTTGGCATACAATGGTTTGCAGGAATGGCATTAAAGATACTTACAGTTGTTGGAAATGCGTTTAATTGGTTATCAAATCATATGTATGTATTAGCTCCAGTTCTTGCAATAATTGGTGGAGTAATGTTAAATAGTTTAGTACCAGCAATAGCAACTACAACAGCTCATTTATGGGCACAGGCAGCTGCTTGGATGGCAGCTAATTGGCAAATAGTTCTAATAGCTGGAGTACTTGGAATAGTTATTGGAATAATGATGGCATTAAAAGCACCAATGGAAGCATTGTTATTTGTAATAGCATTAGTGGTTGTAGCATTAGCAGCTTGGAATGTAGCTCAATGGGCATTAAATGGTGCAATGTATGCTTGTCCAATAGTATGGATCATAGTATTGATAATAGCAATAATTGCAGCAATAGTCTTCTTAATTCAATGGATAGCAAAAGCAGTAGGATCTACTAATAGTGCAATAGGTATTATACTTGGAGCATTAGCAGTAGCAGGAGCATTCATTTGGGATTTATTCCTAGGTATGTTGGATTTAGTTCTAGGCGTTGTTAATTATATGGTTAACCCTTGGATTACATTTGCTAATTTCCTAGCAAACTTATTTAACGATCCAATAGGAGCAATAGTACATTTATTTGGAGATATGGCTGATACAATACTCGGCTTATTGCAAAGTATAGCCAAAGCATTAGATAAAGTATTTGGTAGTAATATGGCTGGTACTGTTGGTAAATGGCGTAAAGGATTGGATAAGAAAGTTGAAAAGGTTGCTAAAGAAAAAGGTAATGGTAAATACAAGAAGGTCATGGAAAGTCTTGATTTAAGCTCTGAATCATTAGGCTTAAAGAGATTTGAATATGGTGATGCTTGGAAAGCTGGATTGAATACTGGAAATAATATAGCTGATAGTATAGGTAATTTCGATCCTATGGGAGAAATAAATAAACTATTAGAAATGCCAAATGATATGAATCAATGGGGTCCTTCAGATATGGGATCATTCATAGATGGTAATGGAAATGTTCCAGTTGATGTTAAAAAGAATAGTGATAAAGAAGTAAATATATCTGATGAAGATCTTCAAATGTTAAAAGACATTGCTACAAAAGATTACATGATTAGATATAAACAAATAACACCAAATGTTAATATCAAGTTCGGTGATGTTAAAGAAACCGCAGATGTTAATGAAGTTAAAAATGCAATTCAAAGAATGATGGAAGAAGAATTAGCAGAATTATATGTTGTAGAGGAGGGATAATATGATAAGATTCTTTGCTAAATATAATGATCTTATAGTACAATTACCAGTTAACCCAGAATCATTAAGTTTCAAGGGTGAAAGCAATAATAAAACAGTGGATATTGTTAATGGCGGTCAAGTTACTAATATAGGATTTGAAGGTTTAAAGGATTTTAAAATATCTTCCTTCTTTCCAGCAAGAAATGATGGATCTTATATAAATACAAGAGGAGATTTTGAAGGACCTGATTTTTATATAAGTTTCTTTGAACAAATAAAAAAAGATAGAAAGCCTTTCAGATTAATAGTTACTGATATTAATGTTAATTTATTAGTAAGTATTGAATCTTTTGAATATGAATATAAATATGGAACAGATGATGTGGATTTTACTTTAGATCTAAAACAATACATAGAACATACAGTTAGAGTTTTATCTTTAACTAAAAATAGTTCCACAAATAATGCCTTAGTAGCTCAAGCATCTTCAACTTATACTAATAGTAATAGATCAGTAGAGAAATCAATTCCACAAAATTATACAGTTGTTAGTGGAGATAGTTTATGGAAAATTGCTCAGAAACTATTAGGTAATGGAAGTAGATGGTATGAGATATACACATATAATAATAATAAGAGTATTATAGGAGGTAATCCGAATTTAATTTATCCAGGACAAGTTCTATCAATACCGAATAGTTAAAGGAGGAACATTTTATGCAGTATGAAAAAATTGAGTTAATAATACAAAGTTCTGAGGACGGAACTATATATGATGTAAGTAATCTTGCAGGTTCTATCAAAACTTCAAAACCAATTGATAATTCTGCAGGAAAATGTTCCTTTTCTATTGATACAAATGTTCAAAAATTATCATTTCCAATGGGTAGTACAGTAAGTTTTACAGTAACAGAAAGAGGAATTAGAAAAGGTAAATTTTTTGGTTATATATTTCAAACAACCCCAAAAGGAGATTCAGTTGAAGTTACAGCATATGATCAATTAAGGTATCTAAAGAATAATGAATCTTATGTTTTAACTGGTACTACAATGGAAAAATTAATTAGAAAAATTGGAAGCGATTTCAATTTAAGATTAGGAACAATAGAAGGTAGTAATTATCTTTTACCAGAAAGAATAGAAGATAATAAATCTTTAGGAGATATAATTCAAAGAGCAATAGATTTTACTTTACAAGGAACTAAAAAATTATATATTCTAAGAGATGAATTTGGTTATTTATGTAATAGAGATGTATCTAAATTAACAACTAATATAATTATTGGAGATAATAGTTTACTTAAAGATTATGACTTTAAACAAGATATTGATTCTGATACTTATAATAATGTTAAATTATATAAAGATAATCAAGATACTGGTAAAAGAGAAATATACATCGCTAAAGATAGTGATAATCAGAAAAGATGGGGTAAATTACAACTATTCCAAAATATTGATGAAGATGTCACAGATGCTCAGGCAAGAGAAAAAGCTCAACAATTATTAAAACTTTATAATAGAGTTAAAAGAACATTAAAATTAAAATGCCAAGGAATAATAGAATTAGAGCCTGGAGATGGAATATATTTACAATTAACTGATATTCCAGGAGTTACCTTTAATCAAGAAGCCATGATAAGTAAAATTGAAGATACTTATGAAAATGGTGTTCATAGTATGGATTTGGAGGTAATGTTCGAATGATAGATATAGTTAATGCAGCTATAAATAAAAAGCTGAATAGTATTAGCTTTACAGAAATAATAATAGGAACTGTAACCAATATAGATCCAATTAAAATAAGAATTAATGACAGAATTGAAGTGGGCTTGGAATTCATTGAACCAAGTAGTCTAGGAATTAATGATGATTCTCCTCTTCCAAGCCTACCACTTACTGTGGGAGATAAGGTTCAAATGGTAAGATATAATCGTGGTCAAAGATTTTATGTTTTAACTGGTTTTAGAGAATTATATGATACAATTTATCCAGTAGGATCAGTAATATCATGTAAAAAAGATACTTTTAATGGAATTGGTGAATGGGAATTATTAGATTCTACAACAATTTCAGGAACAGTTATCCAAAGATGGCTAAGAAAGGAGTAAAAATATGTTACCAAATAATAATACAATAATTCAAGAAGATGATAGAATGCCTAGTTATACTTATTATATAGATTTTGATCGTAATAGAATTATTGGTACTGTAGATGATATAGAAGCAGTAAAACAAGCAATATATCTTATATTACAAACAGAAAGATATGAATCTTTAATTTATAATTTCTATTATGGAACAGAATTTGATAGTTTAATTGGTAAAAGTAGAGAACTAATAACTTCAGAATTAGAAAGAAGAATAAGAGAAGCATTATTAGAAGATGACAGAATAGTTAGAGTAACAGATTTTACAATAGAATTTACTTCTGATAAAGCTATAGTAGAATTTACAGTTAATACTATTTTTGGTGATATTGAACCAATAGAATGGGAGGTGTTAGTATGATAGATGAAATTCCAACATATGAAGAATTGTTACAAAGATGTCTAGATAGAATTCCTAGCACATTAGATAAAAGACAAGCTTCGGTAATTTATAATGCATTAGCTCCTTGTTGTGCAGAATTAGCTCAATTATGGATTAAATTAGCAAGTACATATGATTTAGTATTTGTAGATACAGCAGTTGGTGAAGCATTAGATGCTTTAGTTAAACAAAATGGTATGACGAGAAAAGAAGCAACATATGCATTAAGAAAAGGCGAATTCAATATGGTAGTACCAGTTGGATCAAGATTTTCAGATGGAACACTTAATTATATAGTAACTGAAAATATAACAGGAACTAATAATTCAAGATTAGAATGTGAAACAGCTGGAGCAGTTGGTAATACTTATTATGGATCATTAATTCCAATTAGTTATATTAATGGTTTAACAACAGCAGAATTAACTGATATTATTGATTCAGGAGAAGATATTGAATCTGATGATGCATTAAGAGAAAGATATTTAGAATGGGTAACAGCTCCAGAATTTGGTGGTAATATTTCAGATTATCAGGTAAAAGTAAAAGCACTAACTGGAGTTGGTGGTTGTAAAGTTATTCCTGTATGGAATGGTGGTGGAACTGTTAAGTTAATAATTACTAATAGTACTTATGGAGTTCCAGATCAAAGCTTAATTAATTATGTTCAACAAGAGATTGATCCTACTGGTGATCAAACAGGATTAGGAATTGCACCAATAGGACATGTGGTTACTGTTGTTGGAGCAGAAGAAGCAAGTTTATCAGTAGCTTGTAAGTTGGTTTTAGAAACAGGTAAAACAATAGAAGATGTTCAAACTAATATTAATAATATTGTGGATAATTATTTTAGTTACTTAGCAAGTACATGGGATTCACAGGAAAATCTTATTATAAGAATATCTCAGTTAGAAACAAGAGTTTTAGGAGTAGATGGAGTATTAGATATTAATTCATTGACAGTTAATGGAACAACAAATAATATTCAATTAACTTTAGCACAAATACCTGTTAAAAACGGAGATGTAGATATATATGTCTAATATTAATAATTATTTACCTAAAGTTCTACAACCAATAGAAGAATATAAAACCACGAATGCGGATTTAGATGTAGAGTTAGATCTTCTAAATTCACAAATAGAAAATATGTTAAAAGAAGTAATAGCAAGTACTGCTACTGAATATGGAATATCAAGATGGGAAAATAGTTTAGGATTATCTCATTCAGATTCTGATTCATTAGAATTAAGAAAATTCCGTATCACTAATATATTAACTAATAAATTACCATATACTTATAGATGGTTAAGAAATAAATTAATAGAAATAACTGGTGATTCAAGTGGTTGGGCTTTAAATATAGATAATGAAAATTATACAATAGTTATTACTTTAACACATATGGATCTAGATATGATGGCTGAAGTTCAAAAGAATCTAAGATATGCAATACCTGCTAATATGATTTTAGAGATGGGATCAGATGAACCAATACCAATTGATATGATTAGAGTAGGAATTGGAATGCAAGTTGCTACTAAATGGTTTATTACTGGTTATGTAGATATCAACTTTAAAACATATGCACAAGTTAGAGATGGTTATACATATAATACATTGAGAAACGAAGCATATAATGATTTAAGGACAGTTGGCTAAACATATAATATTTAATGAAGGAGGAAAGAAAATATGGCTTATACAACAAATAATCATATATATTATCCAGCTGATTATTCACAACCAGCCGATGTTCCTGCAGATATGAAGAGAATGGCTGATTCAATAGAAGCAAGCTTGGATGAGATAAATGAGATAGTTGAAAAGCTTAAAAATTCTGATAACGGAAGAGTATTTGGTGTCAGAAGAGTTATATTTGATGCAAATAATGCAGAGAATACAAGTCCAGAATGGGAAAGAATTTTGGATAATGTTGGAATGGTAGCAAATGCTACTCATGATGGATCAAGTGTTGTAAATGATTTTGATACAATAGCGCCTTGGTCAAATATAAGATCAGGAGAATATGATACAGCAAATCATAAATTTATAAGATATATTGATGATATTTTATTTAATTTTGAATCTACAGATTATGAAATAATGACTGAAATTCCTGAATTATATATAGGTAGATATAGAACTGTTGAAAGTGGTATTACTTATGAATACAGATTTATATCAGCAACCAAACAACCAGGTTTAATGCATAGTAAACCTATAATTGGTGGTAGATATAGAGCATTTGATGATTCTAATAATAAACTACACTCAAGATCTGGAGTTGTTCCTACTACAAATAGAACAATAACAAACTTTAGAACATATGCTCATAATAATGATGCAAAATGTGGAATATCTGATGTTTGGTTTAGATTTGTTTTAGAAACATTATATTTAGTAGAATATGCTCATTATAATTCACAAAGTAAATTAGGTTTAGGTTCTGATTCAAGAAAATATTTAAGGAATTTAGTAGCTGGAACTGACGTTAATTTTGTAGTTGTTAGCGCTTCTGCTGGATATTGGGTAGGACAAACAATAAGAATAGGTACTTCAGATGGAGGCATACAAAGAGCTGATGCAAGACATATTACAAATGTTGAAGAATATAATGAAGACGGAGTTACTGGTTATAAATTAACATTTGATGGAGCTGCTATTACGGTTGCTGTTGATGATTATATTTGTACAATGGCTCAAACAACAGGACAACTTAATTCATTAGGAATGAAATCAGGATGTCTTGTAAATGATGGATATCATTCAGTTATCTATCGTGGATTTGAAAACTGCTTTGCAGATATATATGAATTTATTGATGGTATAAATATTAAGAACGGTACAGATGTATATATATGTATGGATCCTAGTAAATACGCTGTTGATAAATTTGATGATGGTTATGAATTAGTTGGTTATACGTTAATTGGTTCAGAAGGATACACAAAGAACTTAGGATGTGACAATGATAAACCTTATGTAGCATTACCAGTTTCAAAAGGTGCTACAAATAGTACAGGAACTTGTGATTATACTTATCAAACAAGTAATGCAGGTAATTATATCGCCTTCGTTGGTGGCGCTTTCTACACTGGTTTGGATGCTGGTTTGTTCTATTGGGGTTGCGGGGATGGATCTTCGGCTTCGTATTGGGCCTTTGGCGCTCGTCTTCTTATAAATCCCTAATTAGAACGATTTTAATCGTAAAATCGTTCTATAACAGGATAGAAGATTTATCAATTTAATTAAACTGATAAGTAGTATAGGGACTTGAGATGCAGAGCGCCTACGTTGGTGGCAATTTCAACAATGGTTTGAATGATGGTTTGTTCTATTGGAATTGCAGGAATGGATCTTCGAATTCGAATTGGAACATTGGCGCTCGTCATCTTATTAATAAAATAAAAATAATCTTGCATCTCATTTTCCTTGGCTCATGCCAAAAATTAGACCGTTTAGGGCTCGCCTAGTAAGAAATTGAAAAGCGAAGAGGTTAATAAGAATTTTAAAAGAATATAAATGGGTAGATGATTAACATATGAAAAGAGTTGGTTATGTATTTGAGAAGATAATTGAAATTGATAATATTAAAAAAGCAATTGTAAATGCTTCTAAAAGAAAAACTAATAGAAGAAATGTTCAAAAAGTTCTTAATAATATTGATTTTTATGCTAAACAAATACAAACAATGTTAGTTAATGATACTTATGTACCTTGTAAATATATTGAACAAAAAATAAAAGATGGCGCTAATAAAAAAGAAAGAATTATATTTAAACCAAGTTTTTATCCTGATCAATGTATTCATTGGGCAATAATGTTACAATTAGAATCTTTATTAGAAAGAGGAATGTATAAATATTGTTGTGCATCAATAAAAGGTAGAGGAGTTCATTACGGACAAAGATATGTTAAGAAAATATTAAAAGATGTAAAAGGTAGTAAATATTGTTTACAACTTGATATTAGACATTTCTATCCAAGTATAGATAAAAATAAACTTAAAGAAAAGTTTATTAGAATAATTAAGGACCCTAAGTTATTAAATCTTATATTTAAGATAATAGATAGTACTGAAGATGGATTACCAATAGGAAATTATACATCTCAATGGTTTGCTAATTTCTATTTACAAGATTTAGATCATTTTATAAAGGAGAAATTGCATGTTAAGTATTATATTAGATATATGGATGATATAGTCTTATTTAGTAGTAATAAGCGAAAATTAAGATATATAAAAGAAGAAATAGAAAAATTCCTTACTAATGAGGAATTAGAATTAAAAGATAATTGGAAATTGTTTTTAACAGATTCCAGACCATTAGATTTCTTAGGTTTTAGATTTTATAGAGATCATATAACTTTAAGAAGAAGAAATACTCTTAGAATTAAAAGAAGAGTAAAAAAGATAAAAAGAAGATTTGAATTGTATGGACATATTCGACTCCAAGATGCATCAGCAATGGTTAGTTATTTTGGATGGATAAAGAATTCCAATTCATATCATTATTATATTAAAAATATACAAAAGTATATTATATTAAAACAATGTAAGGAGGTAATTAGAAATGAAAGTAATTTCAGATGTAAAACCAGAAAAACTAGAGTTCGAAAATCAGATTGGTGGCATGATCGATGTAATATTCAATGTGAACATCAAAAAAATAGAGGCTTTTGATGAAGAAGGAAATGCAAAAGATGAATATGAATTTGATCAATATAGAGTTCAAAAATCTTTTACTACTAATTTAGATAAAGATATTCTTAAAAACTTTGAACAATATGTTCAAGAAGCTGCAGATACTGAATATAATAAGTTAGCAGATGAAATAAGAGCTAAAAGAAATGAATTATTAGCAGAAACAGATAAAGATATGGCTTTTGATAGATTAGGAATAAATCTAGAAGATTTTGATATACCTAATTTAACATTAACAAATATATTAACATTTGTTAAAATTTTAGCTACGGCTGTAAAAGCATTTGGAAAATTGTTTAAAGATATTCTTAATTCAAAAATGGCTACTTATAGACAAGAATTAAGAGATATTACTAAACAACAAGGATTTCCATATAATGTTGAATGGCCTAAATTAGATAAAAATGATAATAATGAAGAATAGGAGGTTAAAATATGTTTGAAGGATTAAAACTTACTAACAAAGGTATTGAATTATTAGCTGCTATTCTAAATGGTGATAATGTACAATTCACTAAAATTAAAATGGGTGATGGAGTAGAACCTTCAAACTTTATGACCCTTACTAATCTAGTAAATACTAGACAAACATTAAATATAGCCAGAAAAGAAGTAGTTAATAAAACTACATTATTGTTAGGAGCTAACTTAAGTGGTACTGATGTTGATTCTGGATTTTATTGGAGAGAAGTTGGTATATTTGCTAAAAACTTAGATGGAGATAATACAGAATATCTATTTAGTTATGATAATGCTGGAGATCAAGCAAGTTATATACCTGCTGGTGGTATAGTAACAGAACAATTAATAGACTTACAAATAACTGTAGGAAATACAGATAATGTAACAGTATTAATTGATGAATCATTAGTATTCGCTACAGCAGATGCATTAGATAAAGCTATAGCAGGATTAAATACTTCATTAACCACAAAGATAAATACAGACGTAGCATCTGTTAATAATGCTTTAACGGCTCATAAAAATGATGAAGAAAATCCTCATAAAGTTACAAAGAGTCAAGTAGGTTTAGGAAATGTATTAAATTATGGAATGGCAACAAAAACAGAAGCAACAACAGGAGCATCTAATAATAAATATATGTCACCACAAAGAACAAAAGAAGCGATGGAAGCTTATGGAGTTATTAGTGATGGTAATTTAATTATAAAGGTTGGTGGAGAGCAACCATCAACACAAGCTGGAAAAACAATAATTTGGATTGATACAGAAAGCTAGGAGGTGTAATATATGGCTACATTTTATAGTAATAATTATGGTGGTAGGCAGCTTCGACTTGATGTTTGGCAAGATGGTGGTTATTTAAAATGGACCTTATATTCAGAAGGTGGAAGTGCAGACTTTTATAATATTTACAATTTAAGTATTAGTATAGCAGGTCAAAATGTATATAGTCCAGGAACAGTTAAGTGGAACAGCAAAGTATTCCCAGCGGCAAAAGGTAGTACTGGTGGTTCAGTTTGGTTAGGACATAGTGCAGGTTATAGAGAATACTATGTATCCTTTATAGGAGCCGTTTATAATAATAAAAGTACACAAAATGGTGGTAACGTGGGAATGGTAGCTACTATCTCAAAACCATCATTAAGTGGATTAAGTATAAATAATGTTTCAGATACTTCTGCGAAGATAAATTTTAGTGTTACTAATAGTAATAATGGTAATGTTTCTGATAGTTATATAGATATATTCAAAGATAGTGCTTTAACTAGTAAAGTAGCAACAATTGGTTCCGCAAGCGGAACATTTACAGGATTAGATCCTAATAGAACATATTGGGCGAGAGGTAATGCAGCAAATGAAGCTGGTAGATCTTACACTGGAGTTAAGTCATTTACAACAGGATTTACAAATCCAGGAGCACCGAGTAATTTAAAAATAGAATGTAGTAATGATGAACCAATTATAAATGCTCGATACACTTTAAAATGGACAGCAGGATCTGCTGGATCAAAACCAATAAGTGGTTATAGATTAAGAATATATAAAAATGACGCTGAATATTTAATGGTTGATACTGAAAGTACAGATACAGAATATGTATTTGATATGAGTACATCAGATTTCCAAGTTGGTGATGAATTTAAGTTTGGTCTTTATAGTTATTCTAAAGACTGGAATAATGGAAAACATTTCAACGGTGGGGGAGCTCCCACATCTCAAGTATTAAGCGATAAAATAATTATAGTTTCTGATAAATATATATATGTATCATTAAATGGTGATGCTTTTGATAAGAAAAAAATGTATATTAGTATAAATGGGGATTCTTTTAAAGAAGTTAAAAAGGAAAAGTTTAAGATCATACAATAATAAAGAATAAGGAGGTTAGATAAATGGATTGGTTATATACATTTCTTATAGGTATTACAGCTGTTATCTCCGCATTTGGAGGAGCGTTTGCTGCAATAGCAAAAACTAAAAAGCAGATCGAAGAAACGTTACCTAAAAAGATAAGACGACAAAGCAATATAGATATGGATATTATTAAAAGAATGGAACAATTGAAAGAATTGGTTATGGCTGATAGGGTTCAGATTTATGATTTTCATAACGGAGAACATTATGCTAATGGCAGATCAGCATTAAAAACTACTTGCACTTATGAAGTAACTAGACAAGGAATTAGTTCATATCAATTAAAATTACAAGCCCTTCCGTTAAGTTGTATTCCTAGATTTCTAAAAACTTTATTGGATAAAGGAACACTGGAAGTTAATAATTTAGATGAAATAAAAGATAATATGCCTAGTACTTATAATCTAAAAAAGGAACAAGGTATCAAGGCATTTTATGATGTTGTTTTACATAATAAAGAAGGAGAAGCTATTGGCTTCATAGGTATTCAATACGTTGATCATAAAAAACCCACATATAATAATAATGATAAGGAAAGCATTCTTAAATTAAAATTCTTTATCGAAGAAAATCTTGAAGCCTTAATACATAAGTAGAAAGGAGGAAGAGAAATGGAATATATGCAATTAGTAGTTATTGCTATATTGATTGAAGCTATTTGGGAGAATATTAAAATGATTTGGCAAAATGGAAAAGTATCAATAGATATGATTGGATCTTTAATAATATCTATATTAGTTTGTATTTTAACCAAAGCAGATATATTTCCAATGGTAGATGTTAATATATCAGTTCCTGTTATTGGTTCAATATTAACAGGAATAATTGTTAGTCGTGGCGCAAACTTTGTACATGATTTATTTACTAAACTGAAAGGAGGAAATAAATAATGGAAGAAGCAGTAGAAGTAGAAGTTTTGGAAGCAACTCATCCAGATGCTGATCCAGTACCTGAAAGAGAAGCTGAATTTGGTAAAGATGTAGAAGAAAAGGAAGGTGAATAATATGAAATTATTTGGAATTGATATTAGTGCCTGGCAAAGAGGTTATCCTTATTCTGGAGCAACCAAAGAAGGAGTAAAGTTCGCTATATTAAGAGCTGGATATGGTAGAACAAAAGATAACCAATTTGAAACTCATTATTCAAATGCTAAAGCTCAAGGCTGGGGAGTTGGTGCATATTGGTATATGTATGCAACATCAGTTGAAGGAGCAAAACAAGAAGCTTATGCATTCTTAAATGTTATAAGAGGAAAGCAATTTGAATATCCAGTTTATTTGGACATGGAAGATCCTTCATTACAAAAATTAGGGAAGTCAACATTAAATGCTATGGTTACAGCATTTGGTGAAATAATGGAAGCTAATGGATATTATTTTGGAGTATATACTAATAAGTATTGGTATAATAGTATAATTAGTGGAGCAGATCTAAATAGAAAGTTTGATTGGTGGATTGCTCAATGGTCTAGTTACGAACCTAGTGGTGTTAACTATGGTCTATGGCAATTTGGTGGAGAAACTAATTATATTAGATCTAATAAAGTAGCAGGAGTTACAACAGATCAAAATTATGCTGTTAAAGATTATCCAACTATAATGAAAACTTATGGTAAAAATGGATATAGTAAATCAGGTGGTGGATCAACACCAGCGCCTCAACCACAACCTACTCCTCAACCATCAACAGGAGTTACTACTTATGTTGTTAAGAAGGGAGATACATTAAGTGGTATTGCTAGTAGATATGGAACAACATATCAAGCATTGGCTCAATATAATGGTATTTCAAATCCAAATCTAATATATGTTGGTCAAGTAATTAAGATTCCAACTAATGGATCAGTACCTAGCACTCCTAGTTCAAGTGCAGAATATTATGTGGTTAAATCAGGAGATACATTATCAGGAATAGCTGCTAGATATGGAACAACATATCAAAAATTAGCACAAATGAATGGAATTCAAAATCCTAATTTAATATATCCTGGTCAAAAAATTCGTGTAAAATAAAGATAAAAGACCCATTTAGGGTCTTTTTTTATGTAGAAAATTAAAAACTTTTTGAGAAATTTTAATTTTATGGTTGATTTTTTCCATAAAGTAGTATATAATAATATACATGGAAGGAGGGAAAGGAATGAAAAAGTTAAGTAAAGATGAAAAAAGAATTTTAAAAGAAGATATTCAAGGTTTACAATATTTAATTAAAATGTACTCAAAAGAAGGCAAGTTTTCAAAAGCTGCTGATTGTCAAAAAGAATTAGATGAAATAAAATTAAAATTGAAAGAAGGAAAGTAGTAAGAGCATTAGCTCAAGCAACTGGAAAGAATTGAATAAAGTAGGTGAAGGATATGATAATAAAATTCAAAGAAGATTGTAAGGACTCATTAGAGTTTTTTATAACCAGATTATATAATTACGGAATTGATTATAAACAATATGAATGCGGAAATGCAATTAAATTAAATTGCAAGATAATTAGTATTGAAAAAGAGCATGTATTTATTAAAGTCAAAGGTATTTTTACATTAGCAATACCTTTAAATGATATAGAAAAGATGGAGGAATATGAAGATGAAAACTAGAATTAAAGTATCAAGTAATATAATTTATGAATTAGATAATACAGGATCTATTAAAGCAATGAGCTTATTAGATTATTTAGTAACATTAGAAAATGTAAAAGTATTAACTGATAACTTACCTTTAAGTTTATCTAATATATTAGTTAATAACAGAAGAGTTGAAGCAGCAAGATATGATATGCTTCTTAATGAAATTGAATTTGAATTAAGTAATAATGAAAGATGGATATGCCCTAAATGTAATAGAGAATGTTATGAATATCCAGCATTAAGTAGAAAAGATAATGAAACAGAGATATGTCCAAGATGTGGAGTAAAAGAAGCAATGGAGGATTTTATAAATGAATAAAATAGAAAATTATTTAGATATTCTAAAAGAGGTGAAATAATGAATAAAATAGAATATACAGAAAGAGGATTTGACTTCGTAAAAGTCAGTCCTCTAGATATTATAAATTGGGGTGGCTTTTGTGTATGCAATGGATGCAATGGTCAGTTTTTAGAAGAAGATATGTATCTAGTATATGTATTAGGAGATTGTTATTGTAAGAAATGTTTTGACGAATGGGTAGAAAGATCTAAATCATATAGTCAAGAAGACGTCGAAGAAGATTTAAGATTTCAAAAGGAACATTCATTCCAATGGTATAAATATCATTTACCTTATTTAGAAAAGGAGAAAGAAAAATGATAGAAACAGAGGAAGGAGATATTTTATTTCCAGTAACCGAAGATTATCATATATTAAGCATGAAGTGTTATTGCAGAATAGATGAAAATAATAAACATATAATTACAACAATAGTAGATTATGCTAAAGATAAGAAGCATTATAGAAAAATATTTGAAAATATGTTAGAAGGAGAAAAAGAAAATGACAAAGAAATTAGATGATATATTAAAAGATTTTGAAAAAGAAGCGGAAGGAGCAATAAGCTCCAACCGTCCATTATGGGAAGGAAGCGAAGCTGATGAAATATTTAATGTAGATATTCATGTTTGGAGAAAGCCTGGAATGGGAAATACTTTACAAACTATAGCAGGTAATAAAATCTCAATAATGACAGCGACAGCAAGTTATTTAGAAACTTTAATAAGAAAAAATATTATAACAGAAGAAGAATTAGATTATATAACTAAACAAGTAAAGGAGAATGTTAAAAATGATAGAAGGTAAGTTTGTTAAACCAATGTTAATTGGTAAAGTAAAAGAAGATATTAAACATCAAGGTATTGGTGATAAAAGAATTATAATAGAGAGAGAATTTAATTCCTCTGATATATTAGACCAACCAATAAATAAAATGAATATTGCTTGTATCAATTTTATTACTAGAAGAATGATACCTGATAATATGAAAGTATATTATGATCATGTTAATGGATTAGGATATTTCATTGGTGAGGATGAATTAGTAGGAGCTGTTACAACTGCTACTGAAGAAGAAATAAGGGAGATTTGGTAATATGATAGAAGTAGATAGTCAGATAAAAATGATAATAGCTAATTTGAATGATAAATTAGCTTCCATTACTAACGAATGTTATAAAGATAAAGCCTATGCAGGATATATAGATGAAAAACTAAAATCAATTGAATGGGACATCAAGGTATTACGAGGTAGAGTTGATAAAGCAATGAAGGAGGAGAAGAATGGAACATTTAACTAGAAATAAAAATGATATGATGAAGGATGTTGTAATCAATTACCGTGGTTGTGGTCATAAAGAATATTATGGGATGCTTGTTTGGAGAGATGGATTACAATATTGTAGAAGATGTATTCATCAAATATGGGTAAAAGAAAATCCTAACGGATGGAAACCTGGACCTGATGAAAAGTATTTTCCACTTTATGAAGATGGAGTAAATTATTATGAAAAGGATTTAAAGGAGGAAGAAAATGAATAAAATAGATATTATTCAAAATAAAGATCTAGCAAAAATATTAGCAAGAGTATTTATTAGAGATAATACATTATTAGAGGATATACATGCAGGAGATCTAGATATTACTGATAATAATGTTATGAAATCTTTTATGAAAGGTATTGTTGATAATATGGCTGCTTTATTATTTATATTAGAAAATGATTTATTAGAAGATTTCTTAAATGGTTTTTATGTAAAAACTTTAACAAATAGTTGTATAAAGGAATATGATGATCCTAATGAAGAAAAAAGTTTTAAGTTTATTAAAGCCTTATTGATGAAATTAAATGAAAAGGAGAAGAATAATAATGAGTGATATTAAAAGATATGAAGATTTGGTTTATGATTTATTAGTTAGATTTGAAGATATGAGGGATGATGTTAATAAACTTTATGTAGCATGTATCAGATATATTAGAGGATTAGATTATGTTCGTAATACAACATTATCAGAATTCTTTGGAGAAGTAAATAAGGATCTTCCAAAAGTTCCAACAATGGCATCAGTAATTAGATTAAATACTAAATTACAAAAGAAATATCCAGAATTAAGAGGAAAAGATTGGGAGAAGAAACAAAAGCATTCTAAAGATTATAAAAAAGATCTAGGCTACAAAGTCGTATAATAATATATGGAAGGGATTGAGTTAAATGATATATGTTAGATATGACAAACCTAAAAATCAAGCAAGAACTGATTATTCTGCTTATTTATCATTTCAATATAATCCATTCTATGTTGAAGAAATAAAAAAGTTACCTTGTAGATATTATTTTGCAGAGCGAAAGGAATGGGAAATTCCTACTGACCTTCTTCCTGATGTCAGGAAGTTCGAACCAGATATAACAGAATTAAATCAATTACCATATTATGAAGAAGAGATAAAGGATTTAGTATTTAAAACTCCTTCTTATCCATATCAGATAGAGGGAGTTAAATATGGTATTGAGAGAAAAAACTGGCTATTAGGAGATCAACAAGGTTTAGGTAAAACTAAACAGATGATAGATTTAGCTGTTTGGAAAAAGAAACATAGAGGTTTAAAACATGTATTAGTAATATGTGGTGTTAATAATTTAAAATATAACTGGATAGATGAAATACATAAACATAGTGATGAAGAAGGTAAAGTTTTAGGCTTTACCAAAAAGGGTAAAGAACCTTCAATGAAAGATAGATTAGAAGATTTAAAAAATATTCCAGAGGAATTCTTCTGGATAACTAATATTGAATCATTAAGATGTCATAAAGAAGGAAGATATTATGTATCTGAATTAGTAGATGTTATTAACCAACATATAATAAATGGTGAACTAGGATTAGTTATTGTTGATGAAATTCATAAAGCAAAAAATCCTACTTCAATGCAAGGAAGAGGATTAACAAAAATAAAAGGCTGTGATAAAATAGGTTTAAGTGGTACATTATTAGTAAATAAACCATTAGATCTATATACACCACTTTATTTTATTGGAGCAATAAGTTATAATTATTATACCTTCGTAAATCGTTATTGTGAGAAGGATTTGATGTGGGGAAAGGTAATTGGTTATAAAAATATGTCTGAATTAAGAGATTTAATGTCTCATAATATGTTAAGAAGAACAAAAGATCTTTTAGATTTACCACCTAAAATTAGAACTGAAGTTCCAATAGAAATGTCTAAAAATGAAAGAAAGCTTTATGATGAAATTATAAATGCAGCAAAACAGGAATGCGATAAAATTAGAAATCCAATGGATAAGTTATCTAAATTAGTTAGAGCTAGACAAGTATGCTGTCATACAAGTTTAGTTAGTAGTAAGTTTTCTGAAAGCTCTAAATTTCAACAATTAAGAGATGATTTAGAGGAAGCAAGAGCTAATGGAGATAAGGTTGTTGTATTTTGTAGATTAAGAGAAGTATTAGAATTAGCAGAAAAAGAATTTGCAGAATTTAATCCCTTACATATATGGGGACAAATGAAACCAGAAGAATTAGCTGAAACCAAAAGAATATTTCAAGAAGGAGAAGACTTCAATGTATTATTTGGTCAGATTGATTCTGCTGGTACTGGTCATACATTAACAAGAGCTCAAACGGTTATCTTTTTAGATCCACCTTGGAATATGGCAACAGCTGAACAAGCTGAAGATAGATGTCATAGAATTGGTACAAGAGGATCTGTTAATGTAAGATATTATTTGATGAATGATAGTTATGATGAAAAATGGTATAAGATGGTATTACAAAAAGGAGATTTAAGTGAAGCATTAGTTGATGGAAAAGATCCTAAAACGATATCAGCATTTATATCAGCATTATTTAGTAAGGAGGGATAGATATGAAATATTATACAGCGAAGGATATTGCAGCTGAATGTGGAGTAAGAGAACAAACAATAGTATCATTTATAAAATATAGAATGGAATCTAATTTGGAAGTTCCAGATCCTGTTCCATATCAAACACCAAAATATACTTATACTAGTGAAGATGCCGCAACTATTGCTACTTTATTTAAAACTAAAAAGCGTGGAGAAATGTCAGATTACAATTATAGACATAATTATGGGAAGGCATTTAGAGAAAGATATAAAAAAGACAGCAAATAAAGCTGTTTTTTATTTCCCATGTATAAATTATTATAAAAGTAAATAACGTTAGCCAAACGAGCTGTTTTGAGTCAAATCTGATGAATTAAGCAGGTTCGTATAATATATATGAGGAGGAGAAATATGTTTTATGAAGATTTAAGCATTGAATCATGCGTAGATGAATTAAAAGCTGTTAGAGATGATATGAAAATTCTAAAGAAAAAAGAAGATGAATTGAAACAAAGAATTTTAAATGATGGCAGAGAAGAAATAAAGGGAGAAAAATCCATCATGAAAAAATCAATTCGTACTAAAGAAGTTTTCAATGAACCAGCGTTTATAGAACAATTTATGCATGATGAACAATTTGATAAACAATTACGTGGAGAAATTATTGAATTGCAACCTACTATAAATCAAGAAAAACTTACTGATGCAATTAAAGATAATAAAATTCCATTAGATTATGTTATTCCATTTAATAGCATAACTGAAAATGTTGTTATCAATGTAAAATAGATCGTAGGATCTATTTTTTTTTGAAAGTCGTATAATAAAATTGAAAGGAGTAGACTGAAATGACTGAAGAAGAAATATATGAAACAGAGCAAGAATTTGCAGAAGAAAATCCTAAAAGTAATTATTTCATAATGATTACCTATGATGTAATGACCGATAGTAGACTTTCTCATTTTCAAAAATTATTATTTGGAGCAATAACAGGTTTATGTCATGAGAAAGGTTATTGTTATGCTAGAAATGAATATTTTGAAAAATTATTTGATATGAAGACAGCTACAATTAGTAATGGTATAGGTAAATTAGTTGAATTAGGATATATTGTTAGAAAAATAGTTTATAAAAAGGAATATGATATAGAAAAAGATGAATGGATAACAACTAAAGAAATAGCTGGTAGACAATTATACCCAATTATGGATCCAATTATTAGGGATCAAATAGCTCAAGAAATTAAAGATGAAAAAGAGGGTATAATGAAAAATTATAATAGGGGTATTCTAAAAAATTATAATAGGGGGTATTCTAAAAAATTAGAAAGTATAATAAATAATAAAGTTATTTGTAAAATTATAATTACAATAACAACTCTATTCATATGGTTATTATTCACATCACAATTTGTATATTATCAATATTATGAAACTGTATTTTCAATTTATTCCATGTTTAATGGTGCACAAGTTTTTGGATTTCTAAATTCCATAATAAGAGTAATAACAGAAAATATTATACCAATATTGATTCTACTAATACCAATTATAAGTTTGCTTTTTGGTATTAATAAATTTACTCTGGAAAGAAAAAGCAAAAAATACTACATAATAACATTTACTAGTTTATTATTATCTTACATTCTACCAATATTACTAATTAATCTAAGTAAAGATACTAAAACATACTCAACATACAATTTATACTATAATACGTATGTTCCTAAACTAATAACAAAGGATTTTGGTGTATTAAATGAAATGAGAATAGATTTAAAAAGAATGATTTTTAAAACTGATGAAAATATAAAATTTAATAATAATAAAAATAT